AGAATTGAAGATAACTTCAGGTAGTTCAGCAATATCTTTGATAGAAACATTTAAAAGATTCGCGTCAATTCGTTCAGCAATTTTCTCCTCTGCCATTTCACATGTAATATAGAGTACGTTCCTCCCTTGCGTGAGTGCGGCACCAGCGCAATGGCACATGAATAGAGACTTGCCGACGCCCGTTCCAGCAAGAGCGACACTGAGAGTCTTGTTAGAGATACCACCTTTTGTAATAAAGTTAAACTTTTCCAGATCAAAGGGAACCTTCTCTTCTTTGCGGTGGTAGAATTCATAGCGGTCTTTTGCTTGTTCAATGTAATCGTGTCCTATGTGTTCGTCGAACGATACTGCCAAGGCTTCTTGTAAGATACCTGGGATCGCATCCTTTGATATTTTTTTATCGCCTCCATCTGCGATCTTGATCGAGGACATAAGGGCGAGATAGATTGCTCTGTCTTGACACCACTTTTCGGTTGCGTCGAGGAGCCACTCGTAGTCAACCCATTCGTCTGTGAGTCCTCGTATTGTCGATAACGAATCTCTGAACGTTTCGTCAGTAAGATCATTACGATTTTGGAGATTAATCGATAAGACTTCCTGAGTAGGAACTTTGTCATACTTACCAGCGAAGTCAGCGATCTCTTCAAAGATAACTTTCTCATGATACTCCTCAAAATAATCTGCTCTTAGGAAAGGAACTACCTTACGATAATACTCTTCAGTGAAGATGAGATTACGTAAGATAGTTTGTTGAATGCGCTCAGTTGCCATAAGAGAATTCTTTCTGTGCTGCTTCTTCGAGTTTAGTCATTACTTCTTCAGTGAAGTATTTTTCAGGGTCTGCGAGAATCGATTTAGGATAAACAGAAGTACCATCAATCTTAACACGATTGCCAACCCGCTCAAAGACTCCGTATCGTTCACCCAGTTCCAGTAGTCCGTAATACTTGTCAAGTCCACGTTCGTCAAAAAATAAACGTGTCTCAATTTTACTACCTTCTTTTGTTAAACGAGATTTCTTTGCCTCACACTTAATGATGTTACCTACTAATTCAGTACCATCTTTCTCTTTCTTCTTACCAAGGTAAATGATTGTGGAAGCAGCATACTTAAGACCTGTTCCCCCACCCATTTCTTTCATCGGAACATAAGAACCGATAACATCATATGTATGGTTGGTAACAATCATAGGAACAGATGCCTGTCCTAGTTTGAGGGTAAGCACACGAAAGGCACCCTTAATCAATTGACTCTTAGTCATGTCTCTGACCTGCTTGTCATTAGCAACGTCTTCCATCTCCTTAGATGTTGACAGCATACCAAGAGAGTCTAACACAAATAACATAGGAACCCTCTCGTCTTTAGGTTCTTTCACATACTTGTCTAGGATACGACAAGCTTGTGTCCTAAACTCTTCGATCGTTGCGACAGGCATGATGATCATACGTGAACTGTCAATGCCACGAGTCTCAATCATATCACGCGAGATAGCAGATTCAGACTCAAAATAAATGACTCCACCCGTAGGATTATCAGCAAGGAAATTACTAACGACGCTGAGAGCAAAAAAAGTCTTACCAGTGCTTGATTCTCCAGCCAAGGCAGTAACTTTATTGGAGGGTAAACCTCCAAACAACGAACCACTAACCAGGGCATTAAAGATGTAAGACCCAGTATCAACGTAAGATGTAATATCGCCAGCAGCAACCCCTTCGCTAACACGACTAGCAAACTCATTGCCACTATCCTTAATTACTGTGTCTAGAAATCCCATTGGTTTACATTCTCCTCGTAAAAGTTTACATAATTATAAGACTGACCCATGAGTTTAGCAAACCCACAGGCAGTTTGGTAGTCCTCAAAGCACTTGATGTCCTCTGGTCCTACTTGACCGACAAGATGGTTAGTCCATGTCACAACAAAAATTCTCTTACTCATCCAAAGAAACTCGTAATGGTAATGGTTTTCTCGTGTTGCCAACCGACACAGTATAGCACGTTTTTCAGTGGTTCGAGAAAAGACTTTTCAAATTGTGTCTGGTAGTCCACATACTTCTCGATACCAAACTCCTTAGGCAACTCGCCAAAGAAACTAACCACATTCTCATGGAGAGGGTTAGGTGTCTTGAGATACATGAACTTGATCTTCTCACCTTCTTGAATAAGAGGATGCTTATGTTCTACCTTATGTTTCTTGACATAATAATTATAGAGCAGAGCACCCCTTACCGCAATGGGTGTTCCTTTCTGGTAAATCTCAGTCGGGTGGCGATATTTTGCCAGGTTGTTAACGCCTCTGGGGAAGGCAACCTCTTCGTAAGGTCGCAGTCTGGTCTCTGCTCGGACAACATTGATGAAATCGATAAGTTCATCATTTGTCTTGCCGATAATAATCTTAAACGCTGCATACAATTTATCCCTAAAATAAGCTGGAGTAGAAGAACGAGCAGTCTCCAGACCCATGATTTTCATCTTTGGTTCTTTATATCTAACGCCTTCACTGTCCCATACGTTTAGAATGTAACGCTTCTTCGCAGTCCAGATACCACGATCAGCGATGTTCTCACGCTTCATACTCATCTTTTGATCATACGCCGCAACGTAATCCGCAAGTTCCTGATAAGAGGATTCGATGAATGGTTCCAACTTGTCTTCACAGATCTTGTCAAGTATGGAAACAATTGCTGCTTTGTCGCTAGACTTAGCACCAAAAAATTTATCAACAAGAGGTCCGAGATTAAGATAAATTGAGTCAGTGTCAGATGCGATGACATAATCAACCGAATCTGTAGAGAGCAGTTTATTTAGGTACTGGTTCATCTTGCTCTCAATCCATCTGATGGAAACCTGACCGGATAGAGTGATTGCCTCAGCATTAGCAAGACGATAGTATCTAAAGTGTTCGTTGCCGATAGCACCATAAGCAGAGTTCAAAGAGATCTTCTTTGCCATCTGGATGTTATTACAACGGGCAATCTCTTTCATGAGTTCAACAGTAGGAGTTTTCTCATACTGTTGCTTCGCCTTGATCATTCTCTTCTTGAATATAACACGACTGTCATACATCTTCTTCATCATTTGTGGCAGGAACCCGTGCTTATCTTTACGATACTGAGCTCCATTAGCACACACAGCATACTCACCATCAATCTCTACTTCGCCCTCAAGGATCTTATCAACTGTAACTGTTGAATGTCTCTGGTCGAGTAGTGTCTCGGGTGAAATATTGTACTGCATAATGAGATGAGGATACAGAGAGTTGAGATCAAAAGACACCACCCAATCATAGAATCCAGGCTTCGGTTCCTTAACATATGCCCCCGCATACTTCTCTGTTTTAGTTGCACTCTCTTTCTTAGGAGGGATAGCAATCTTACGCCTAAGAAGTTCACAGTAAATGTAGTTGTCCCACATACGAACCTGTGAAAACACGTCCTCATAGTTTACCTTAGCATCATATGCCATGGTGTATGCTAGTTCAACCAACTTCATCTTATCATCTAGTTGATCTACCAGACGAACATCATGAATGTTGTATTCAATAAACTTCTGCCAGTCTCCCTCGTAGAACTCTTTGAATGTGTCAAACTCTGAGTGATCTAGTTTCTTAGATCCAAGTTCAACAAAAGCAATATGGTCCAGACGATATGATTCTTGGTTGGTGTAAGTAAACTTCTTATACAACTCAAGGTAATCAAGTTGCGAGATGCCAAGCATATCAATAGAGAAGTTCTTACGACCTTTGATAAAGATCTCACGTTGCGATACAAGTTTCCAAGGCGACAACAGTTTCACAAATTTCTCACCCATAATACGATTGATACGATTATGGATGTATGGCATATCGAACAGCTGACAGTTCCAACCGGTAACCACATCAGGATAGTTCTCCTGCCAATACTGTAGGAAAGCACCCATCATGGTCTCCTCAGACCTGAAGTGCATGTAGTCAACCATCTTGTCCTGGTTGTCAAATGGACGGGCACCAAAGACCGTTATACGACCCGTGAAGGAGTCCTTGATACTGATAGCAAGAATCTCTTGGTCTGCCGTCTCAATGTCAGGGAAACCATTCTCAGCAGCAGTCTCGATGTCAATAGTAAAGACACGGATCTTGCTACTATCAAACTTCAGTTCCTCTTCAGGATGTTGCTCGGCAATGTATTGATACAAGAAACGAGAGTTTCCATAGATATCAAAGTCATCAACTTCTTTATATTGTTTGATGAACTCACGAGCATCATTGATAGAACCAAACTTATGTGGTTCTACACAATCACCTTCTAGTGTTTTCCACTCAGAATAATTCTTACTAGGCAAGTACATCGTGGGACTAAACGGAACCCTTACGCTGTAGCGATTGCCATTCTCATAACCACGGACAAGCAGACGATTGCCTGCTTGCTCAACACTAGTGTAAAACTTCATTCAAGAGATTCGATATAACGAGCAAGGAGTGCCTTGCTTGGATTAGTCACAACAGTCAGGTCAGAAGACCTAACGTTGAATTCACGTTCAGCAGCATGAGGAGCCCATTGATTTATTTGACCTTCACAGTCTACCACATAGGGTTCGATCATCCACACGTCAGGGTCACCTGGTAAGGTGTCCCCTTCAGCAGGTTCTACTTGAGCGATGATCCACTCATTCTGCAACTTGATTAGGTTCGCTGTTATTTCCATCAGTCTCCTCTTGAGTAAAGAATAATTGATCTTCTGTAATTCCAAAATTACCAAGTTCAGTAACAAAATTACTAAGAATATTATTATCTGGATAAGTAACAGCAATCAAATGCTCACCAGGAATTTTAAACTCTTGAACTGGTGTAAAAGGACACCAGCGAGTATATTGGATAGGCAAAGTTCCATCTTCGTTTTGATCTCCCAAGGACAAAACATAAGGATAAAGAAGTCTATACCCAAGTATTTTATCATCATCACCTTTAATCTCACCAAAGAGACAAAGAAGTGTTTCGTTAGTCGTTAGTTTTACAACACGAATATTATGATTCGTCTTCAGTATTGGTGCTTCCTGTGTCTGTTCCGTCATTTTGCTTTGCTCGCTTTTCTGTGATTTTATTTTCATATGCTTCTTGTAGACCTGGTTCGGGATTGCTGATTGTCATGATGCAATCATAAGGCATCTTAAATTGCCAGTCTGAAGAATAGGGATTCCACTTACTAAATTTGATTTGGTATTCCATACCATACTCTTCAGTAAGGTATTGAGGATTACCACCTTCAAGATTCAATACATATGGTTCTTCCATAAGAAGACAGACTCCACGTTTGTCGTCTCCCTCCCCATCAAAGATTTCTTTCAGTTCAGCAATAACACGATCGCCAGTTTTCAAAGTTAGGATTGATACTGCCATAGTTATTATGAATTCTTTCTAAGTTTAGCATTAAAAAAAGGGACCGTCAAGTCCCTTTCGTTTTTATTTAGAACCAAGTCTTTCGTTTCTGTTTCTCTGGTAGGTTCTTAACCAGAATAACTGTGAGAAGACCGTCTTCAAATTTTACTTCTTCCACTTCTACATCATCTGCCATTTGCCAGTTGCGAGCAAAGGTTCTATATGAGATTCCTTTATGAGAATATTTACGTTCTTTGTCTGGTGGTGCTTTATTAGCAGATACTGTCAGAACATTTCGTTCTGTTGTAACTTCAATATCTCCTCCTGAAAATCCTGCAAGAGCGACTTCCAGCAGGGTTCTGCCATCATGTCCGTCCACAACATTGTATGGTGGGTAATTTGATCCACCTCCCGCAATAGATTCCAGTCTGCTGAATGTTTCATCAAATCCGATTGAGTAGGGAGTATAAGTTTCCCAGTTGATATTTACCATGTCCTTTAATAAGCGACGTTAATTTTAAGACCCCGAAGGCATCTTGCGTAAAAGGGGGATGTTTCCACCCCAATCCTCTCACAGTATTATTTAACAATAACCGTTTAAACTTTAATAACGGTTTTCCTTATTAAAGATTGCGGTTTACTCTACCGCAGTTTTTTTACGACCGATATTATACTTTGACTCAAGTGTCCACTCACCTTTCTCTCTGAAAGACAGGACTTTAATTTGATTTAAAGGAGCAAGATCAGTAATTGTTTCAATGTTAACAACAGTAATCAATCCCCAATCACTAAGCAATTGAATGATACGATTACGACGTTGCACATCGTTCAAAGACAGGTTAGTATTTTTACCATCAAGAGCAAACAACTCTTTGAAGTGAACAATATAATACTTACCTTGCTTATGTAAAATATGACAGGACTGATAGATCTTTTTTTCTTTACGGGATGCTACTCCAATACGTGTTAGAGTCTCTCGCACTTTAAGAAAATCATCTGGTTCTCCAAGAACCACTTCCACCATATCAGTTTGTTTCCACTGGATTATAGTTTCATCATTCATGTTCTTCCACCTTTATTCAATACCTTGGTAATATGATCTAACTGATCCTTGGTAAGAATCCTGAGAGCTTGGAGTGCTTTATCGTCATTATAACCATAATACTCTTTAACTACTTCAAGATAATCAATAGAATCTTTTCGTGCCCAAGGAGAGAAACGCTTCCTCGGTTTGACACTATTTAGTAAAAAGTCATATTGCATCTTCTTGTCAAGATGAGAATTTTTATTCATCTCATTGACATATAGAATAGTATCAGTGAAAGAAGACAAGCACCTATTAACAATATAAGGAGGATACCCTCGCTCACCATCAACGTCATCATGTAAAATATTTTTCTTTGATTGATTAATTGAGTATAGGTAATCCTTCAGTTGATACATTATTAAATCCAGTCAGGTTTGCGGTGTGGTAATCGTAGGTAATTGTCAGATACCCATGGTTTGGAAGCGATGTACATTTTGTATGCTTCAATAGTAGTAATACTATCATCAAATTTAAACTCATCGGGCATAGCACGAACAAAAGGAGTGTGATCATCCCAACCCACATCAGGGATAATTTTGTCAGCAACAAGAAGTGCACTAAAACATGTATGAACTTTATCATATCGAGCAGTATACTCTTGACATAAAGCAAACCCATGAGCAAGTAACCACCTAGTATTTG